CCTAACATTCAAGTGGCTTATTGGTTACAAAATAATGTAGACTTCGATCAGTTGATCATGGAATACTACGATCCTGATGATCCTGCAGGAGGTTGGGTCCACATAAGTTATCACGAATCAGATTCAAACAGAAAACAAGTTCTTACTTTTGACGGAAAAAAATACACTGAAGGTTTACCGGAAATGAAATGGTCCGGTGGTAAAGTTGTTAGTTAAAAATTTTAGCGCGCTACACGCGTATATCCTACTAAATCCATGATTTAAGTTCTTCACCAAGAACTTGTGAAGCAATATTTATTTTATCACGCAAAGCTTTGACTATTTTTTCATCAACAGTATCTTCACATATAATATCTACGTAAGTTACATTTTTCTTTTGACCTATTCTATGTGCTCTGTCTTCTGATTGCAGTCTCTTTTCTAGGTCATAACCATTAGAAAAATATACGACTGTATTAGCCTGTGTAAGCGTAATACCATACCCACCTGTTTGTGGTGTACCTACAATAAATCTACACTCAGGATTATTTTGAAATTGACGTATGTTATCTTGTCTATCTTCTTGTGGCGTTAACCCATAATAATCAACCACGGACCCCGGACCATACTCATCTACAATAGCTTTTATTATATTATTAATATCTTTTTGCCAGTGTCCCCAAATAATAACTTTACCTTCTATTTCACTTAACACATCCATAAGTTCATTTATTCTATTGCTTTTTATTTCTTGTGTAGAACCATCGTTAGCTACAAAATGACCACAAGTTATTTGTTGTAATCGCATTAATTGTGTAAGAACAGTCATAGTGCTAGATGCTTTACCATTTAAATGTGCTACAGCTTGTTTTTTCATTTGATCGTAAACTTTAAACTGATCAGGTGTTAAACTAATATGTCTTTTGATCCAGTTCTTTGGTGGTAAATCTAAACAATCTTCTTTTAATACTCTGTATGAAAAGTTTTTTAATGTTTCTGATAACTCACCAAGATTAACAAATTTTTTTACAACTTGTATTGACCTGCCTCTAACATGTAGAGTTTTCATTTCTGCATATCTATTACGAAAAGCATAATAAGAAGTAAAATCTAATAGATAAGGATCTAAAAATTCACACTGACTATATAAATCTAATGGGTTTTTAGTAACTGGAGAGCCGGTCATAATTCTTCTGTATTTAGCTTTTTCACCTAATTTAATAATGTTTTTAGTACGTTTAGCTCCTGGATTTTTTATTGTAGTAGACTCATCAATAGCCATCATCGTGTTATGACAATTAATAAATTTTAAAGCAAACTCTACACCTTTAGTTGTAGACAAAGCTTCTACATTCATAACTAATATATGTAAGTCTTCACCTGTTTTTAAAACACTATCTAATTTTTCTTGTTGTTTTTTTGTAATATTGGATTGCCATAATATAGACACATTATCTATATGGTCTGGTAAGTGTGCTGGTAGTTCTTGTTCATACCAAGTTTTAACAACACCTTTTGGTGCTATAATTAATGCACCATCTATTTTACCTTTATCATACAACATTGACATGTTGTCGATTAACACTTTTGTTTTACCTGTACCCATTTCCATAAAATATGCGTAACATTCTCTATTCCAAGATTTTTCTAACGCAGTCATTTGATGAGCGTAAGGCTTCATCTTAAATTTATAATTTATTGTCATAATCTTTTTACTTTCTAACTTGACATATAATATTAATTAACTATATTGTCAAGCATGAAAGCAGAAAAAGTATATGTAATCCAAGAAGTTGCAGGTAGCCAAGCAGGAAACCCTAAAATAAATATTATGGGTGCAACTAATTATGGCGATCTAGTATTTTTATTACCAGAATTTTCTCAAATGATTTTTTCTCCAGGACCTCTTATAAGAAAACTAAGAGCTGGATTAAAAAATTTTACAGAGAAAGATCATTTGTTATTAACAGGTGATCCTGCACTAATAGGCGTTGCATGTTCTATAGTTTCTGATATTACAAACGGCAAGTACAAGATACTTAAATGGGATAAACAAGAAAGAAAATATTATCCTATATCAATTAATTTATACGAGAAAGGAGAAATAGATGATTGATTTTGAAAAAGACCAACAGGATGCAATGAAAAAAACTGACAACATTCAGACACTTGCAGACCAAGTTGAAAGACTAGAGGCAATGCAGCAACAACTTCAAATACAAGAAGACGCTGTTAAAGAAAAGAAAAAACAAATAGAACACATATCAGGAGAAGTCATACCAACTATGATGACTGAAATGGGTTTATCAGAATTAAAACTTCAAGATGGTTCACATCTTAAAGTTTCTACGTCGTACAAAGCACACATAAGTGAAGCTAATAAAGAAGCGGCGTATAACTGGCTTCGTAATAATGGACTGGGTGATATCATTAAGAACGAGATCTCGGTGTCATTTGGTAAAGACGAAGATACCAAGGCAGCATCATATGTTGACCTTGCGAAGAGTCAAGGGTTAGAGCCATCACGAAAAATGAAGGTTGAGCCCATGACTCTGAAAGCGCTAGTCCGTGAGCGTATCGAGGCAGGTAAAGAAATGCCAACGGAAATTTTCGGAGTGTTTACCGAAAATAAAACAACAATAAAAAGGAAACAATAAACATGAACCAAGTAACAACAAAAAAAGAAGGAGCATTAGCAGTCAATATATTTGAAGCTGATGCTGACAAAGGTACTCAAAACATATCGCAAGAAGATCTTGCGTTACCTTTCTTAAAAGTTTTGGGTCAATTATCTCCAGAGGTCAACAAGACTCATGGAAAATATGTCGAGGGCGCAGAACCCGGCAAGATAATCAACACTGTTACTAATGAACTGTATAGCAACATTAATGTTGTACCAGTTTTTTACAAAAGAAAATACATTGAGTGGCAAGACAGAGGCACAAGTACAGGTGCACCTGTTGCGATTCATGAATCAGACAGTGATATAATTAGTCAAACCACTAGAGGTAAAGACTATAAAGACAGATTACCAAATGGTAATTATCTTGAAAACACTGCTGATCACTTTGTAATTCTTTTAGGTGATAGCCCACAAACAGCATTGATATCTATGAAAGCTACTCAATTAAAAGTGAGTAGAAAATGGAACTCAATGATGATGGGGATTAAAATGCAGGGTAAAAACGGACTTTTTACTCCGCCAACATATAGTCACATTTACAGTCTAAAACCCGTGCAGATGTCAAACGACAAAGGCACATGGTTTGGATGGGACGTGGCAAAAGTAGGACCAGTCACAGATAAAGGTATCTATGACATTGCGAAAACTTTTGCAGAACGTGTAGGTAAAGGTGAGATTGAGGCGAAGCATGGTAACGAAGAGGCAGACTCTAAACAACCATACTAACCGTATCCTAGGTAGTGGGCGTCTAAGCGAGAGTGGAAACGCCCACTTTGCATTTTATGATAGACAAATTTAAACATATATTTACAGGATTAGAACGTGCTCATGGTGTCACTAAAGTTGGTGAATCAAATGGCAACGGCACAAAAGTAAAAGGTAAATCGTTTGTAAAAAGAGAGCCAGTCACAGATTTACTTTGGCAACAGCATTTAGAAGGAACAGAAAGTTTAGGTGTAATACCTATTAATGATGAAAATAATTGTAAGTGGGGATGTATAGATATAGATTCCTACGCAGGTTTTGATCATTTAGAATTAATTAAAAAAATAAATAAATTAAATTTACCACTAATAGTATTTAGATCTAAATCAGGTGGTGCGCATGTATTTTTATTTACAGAAGACTATGTATCTGCAAGATCAATGCAGGATAAACTTACAGAGATAAAAGCTGTATTAGGTTATGGTGGATCAGAAGTATTTCCTAAACAAACAGAATTAAAATCGCAAGATGATACAGGAAATTTTTTAAATTTACCATACTTTAATTGTACAAAAACAACAAGATATGCCTTTAACGATAAAGGTGAAGCTGTTACACTAGATGGTTTTTATTTGTTGTATGAAAATAAAAAACAAAAAAGTGTTGACAACATAAGTGTAGAAAGACCACACACAGAATTTAATGATGCACCACCTTGTATTGAAACACTATCAATAAATAAAATAGGAGAAGGTGGTAGAAACAATGCATTGTTTCACTATGGTGTATATGCAAAACAAAAATGGCCTGCAGAATGGAAATCAAAATTAATTTTATTTAACGCAACGTCAATGGAACAACCATTGTCAGATTCAGAAGTACAAATAATTGTAAATCAGCATGACAAAAAAGAATGGGGTTACAAATGTAATGATCAGCCAATGTGTAGTGTTTGTGATAAAACACTATGTCGGAAACGTAAGTTTGGTATAGGTCAGGAGATACTATTTCCTGGGCTAACGGATCTCCAGGTAATAGATTTAGAAGATCCTTACTATTATCTAAACGTAGATGGAGAAAGATTATACTTAGAAAATGTTAAATACCTCAGACAACAAAGTTTATTTCAAGAAGCGTGTATGAAACAATTAAGATTTAGACCACCTACATTAAAAGAAAAAGACTGGGTGGTAATTACAAATGCATTATTAAACAATGCAGAAGTCACGGAACCTGCAGAAGGTTTACGAACAGAAGATCAATTACAAAATCATTTAGAAGAGTTTTGTTTAAACAGACAAGTATCAACAGATAAAAACGATCTTAAAAAAGGTGGTGTGTGGACATCTGATGGCAATCACCACTTTGTATTTGATAGATTCTATCATCAGTTTTTAATGCGTAGAAGATGGGATGTTGGTTATTCTAGAACAGCACAAATGTTAAAAGAAAAATGTAATTGTGATTCTAAAAGAATAGGAAAAGAAAAGTTATCTGTATTTATTGTAAAAGAGTTTGACAAAAAGAAAGATGACTACAACAAAAAAACATTAAAAGAAGAGGCACCTTACTAATGATAGCTGAAGCAGACTTATTATTATTAACTTTATTAACTTCGTATTGGATATTTGTAATGCTATGATAAGAGAACAATTATTTTTATTTCCAGAACACGATCATTTTAAACAAAAAGAAAAAGATATTGATTTTATATATTTAGATGAAGCTAAAGATTCACATTTTACTAACAAAAAATTTTCTGATTTACCTAAAAAAAGATACACATTATTTAAAACTGGTGGTGTAAATCCATACATGACAGATTTAGGACCTGTGTTTCCATATCTATACGATAACTTTTCTGAAAGAATAAAAACTTTTAGAGTTAAATGTGATGCTCAATATCCTAGGTGTCACATAGAATACGAGTTAAATGGAAAAAAAATACATTATAAACCTTTTGTACACATTCTTGTTTGCAATGCGTTTGTGGAAAACCCTTTACCTAAAAAATTTCATTTAGTTCATCACATAAACAATAATCCATTAGATTACAGGCCAGAGAACTTACAACATGTAAATCAAAGCATAAATATTAAAGGCACAAAAGCAACAAAATTTGGTACTACACACGATCAATATATAATGAATTTTAATGTTAGGACTAAGAAAAAATGAAAACAATAGTATTAGGACCACCAGGCACAGGGAAGACAACTACATTGTTAAACAAAGTAGATGACTATTTAAAAGAAACAGATCCTGATAAAGTTGGATACTTTGCATTTACACAGAAAGCTGCATACGAAGCAAGAGATAGAGCAATTAAAAAATTTAATTTAACAGAAGATGACTTACCATATTTTAGAACACTACACTCACTAGCATTTAGAAAACTAGGATTAAAAAAAGAAAACGTAATGCAACGTAGACACTATGTTGATTTAGGTAAGAAATTAGGTTTTCCTGTAAACTATGCAAAGTATGAAGAGGACCATGGTGGTATATTTACATCTGATAGTGAGTATTTAAGAATAATAAATTTATCAAAGTTACGAAACATTACACCAGAACAACAGTTTGATTTAGCAGAACATAATCAAGATTTAGAAAGAGATAAACTTCGTATCATTGCAAATGAAATAGAAAGATACAAAAAAGAATATGGTCTTATAGATTTTAATGACATGATACTAGAGTTTATAAAGTCAGATAAATCACCAAAGTTTGACGTTGTATTTATAGATGAAGCACAAGATCTATCACTCATGCAATGGGACATGGCTAAAACAATATGGAATAAGACAGAAGATTCTTTTATTGCAGGTGATGATGACCAAGCAATATTTAGATGGGCCGGTGCAGATGTAGATTCTTTTATTGCACAAAAAGGTTTGATGATGCCATTAAAACAATCTTACAGAATACCGGCAAAAGTACACAACTTAGCGATGGGTATAATAAATAAAATTAGAAATAGAATAGATAAAACATGGAAACCAAAAGTACACGAAGGACAACTATCTAACTACGATGACTTTGAACAAATAGATATGTCGTCAGGTGAATGGCTAGTGTTAGCTAGAACAAAATATATGTTAAGTGATTTAGAAGACACTTTGTATCGTAATGGCTTGTATTACATAAATAGATTTAAAAAAACAAAAGAACAAGAATTACATTATGCAGCAACAGATTGGGAAAATTTACGTAAAGGTCAACCACTGGCATATAAACAAATAGAAAGAATCTATGGGTATATGCAAAAAAATGCAGATAAAGAAAAATTAAAAGGTATGTTAAAAGAAAGTTCTTATGACATAGCTACACTAAAACAAAGTTATGGATTAAAAACAGATAACGTTTGGTTTGAAGCATTTGATGATGCGCCAAGAAGAGATGTAGATTACTTACGTAAAATGAGAAGTAATGGAGAAAAACTAAACGAAGCACCAAGAATTACATTGTCAACAATACATGGAGCTAAAGGTGGTGAAGCACAAAACGTTGTGCTTCTCACAGATCTAAGTGAGAATACCATGAAGGCTTATGAAAAAAATGCTGATGACGAAAATAGATTGTTCTATGTTGGCGCAACAAGGACCAAGGAACATCTACATGTAATATCACCAAAACAAGAATACAAAGGATATAAACTATGAGTAAAGTATGGGACAAGCAACACGGAGGATCACACTATCAAAAATATAAAATTCAACCAAGTAAGTTTGTAGTAGAGAATAAATTGCTATATCCGGAAGGATGTGCTATTAAATATATAATAAGACATCAAGATAAAAATGGGAAAGAAGATTTATTGAAAGCAATACATTTTATAGAAATGATTATAGAGAGGGATTATAAATAATGCAAAAGCCAATGTTTACTCCACAGACAGAGTGGATACCACCACAAGATTTTCCAGATCTGTCGGACTACAAAGAAATAGCAATCGACTTAGAAACAAAAGACCCAGAATTAAAAACCATGGGTTCTGGATCTGTAACAGGTAGAGGACAAATAGTAGGTATAGCTGTGGCTGTCGAAGGCTGGTCAGGATATTATCCTATCGCTCACGAAGGTGGTGGTAACATGGATAAGAACATGGTCTTAAAATGGTTTCAAGATGTATTAAATACAACTTCAATTAAGATATTTCACAACGCTATGTATGATGTATGTTTTATACGTGCTGCAGGCCTTAAAATTAACGGAACCATTGTAGATACCATGATTGCTGGCTCTCTCGTAGACGAGAATCGCTTTAGATACGATTTAGGTAGTCTGGGTCGAGATTATGTCGGAAAAGGCAAAAATGAGGCTGTATTGAAGGAAACTGCTGACGTTTGGGGTGTAGATGCTAAGTCTGAGATGTATAAACTACCTGCAATGTATGTAGGTGAGTATGCTGAACAAGATGCTAGTCTAACTTTGCAGTTATGGTCTAAGATGAAACAAGAAATAGAACATCAAGACATACAATCTATTTTTGAATTAGAGTGTTCACTTTTTCCTTGCCTAGTTGATATGCGATTTTTAGGCGTTCGTGTAGATACCCAAGCAGCATTTGAACTAAAGAACAAATTATTAAAAGAAGAAAAAGAATGCTTACAAAAAGTAAAAAAAGAAACATCAATAGATACTCAAATATGGGCTGCACGTTCCATTGCGCAAGTCTTTGAAAAACTTCGCCTACCATTTGACCGAACCGAAAAAACAAATTCTCCATCATTTACAAAAAACTTTTTACAGAATCACCCCCACCCACTGGTAAAACTAATTGCCCGAGCCCGTGAAATAAACAAAGCTCATACCACATTTATTGATACCATAATTAAACATGAACATAAAGGACGAATACATGCTGAAATAAACCAACTTCGATCAGATAGTGGTGGCACAGTTACCGGTAGATTTAGTTATGCAAATCCTAATCTACAACAGATTCCAGCACGTAACAAAGAACTTGGACCAGCTATCAGAAGTTTATTTATACCTGAAGAAGGTTGCAAGTGGGGAGTATTTGATTACTCACAACAAGAACCAAGGCTAGTTGTACACTACGCAGGTTTACAAAATCTCTATGGAGTGGGCGATGTATTGGATGCTTACAATGACTCTAATGTAGACTTCCATCAAATTGTTGCAGAGATGGCAGACATACCACGATCTCAGGCCAAGACTATAAACCTTGGCCTGTTTTATGGAATGGGTAAAAATAAATTACAAGCTGAACTAGGTATCAACAAAGAAAAAGCTGATATACTATTTAAACAGTATCACTCACGTGTACCATTTGTAAAACAATTGATGGACAATGTATCTTCACGTGCACAAGACAGAGGCCAAATTCGTACATTGCTAGGAAGACTTTGTCGCTTTCATCTATGGGAACCAAACCAGTTTGGAATACATAAAGCATTGCCACATGAAGCAGCGCTCCAGGAACACGGACCAGGGATCAGAAGAGCATACACATACAAAGCTTTGAATAGATTAATACAAGGATCTGCAGCTGACATGACAAAGAAAGCAATGGTAGAATTACATAGGGAAGGCATCACACCACATATACAAGTGCATGATGAATTAGATATATCTGTCATAAACGAATTAGAAGCTGCAAAGATAAAAGACATAATGGAAAATGCAGTTGACTTAGAAGTACCCAATAAGGTAGACTATGAGTTTGGACCTAATTGGGGAAATATAAAATGAGGAACTATGGCTTATTTAAATGCAAATATACCAGTAACTTATTCTCAAATAAGAAGGGAGTATCTATATGATCTTAAAACTCATCATGGCGAAGTTGAAGATTGCGTTATCTTCGGGATTACTGCGATCACTGGCCGTCCGATTTTGTTCCACGCAATTATGGAAAATGGTGCAGTCTTCTACCGCTTACCAATCTCTGCTTTTATACAAAGAGGCTTTGAGCCGAAAGAAGTTCCTCAACGTAGGTTGGACGAGTTGGAGTTATGGAATTGTTTTAGTTATTATCCTGCTGTTACTTCTTGGGACATCTTAGACGGACAAGCCGGTAAATACATAGGTAAAGATAAAAAATGGCATAGTGGTAAATATTTATTTACCATTGACTTTGCACATCCAGAAAGTAATATAGTTGACACTGATCATTCAGAGATTCCGCACGAACACAAGTGCGCACACATAATGGCCTTAGACGATGGCAATTATGCAGCACAGCCAAACAACAGAATAATATGGGATATACCATCTTTCACTGTGAAAGATAACATTCCTGATTGGAAAGTGCAGACATCTGAATGGAACGTAGAAGATAGCAGAGCTTGGCGTACAGAAGATACAGACAAGTTCTTCTATGAAATAGAGGAAAAGAAAAATGATTAATAAATGTAAAAGAATTTGTTGCAAGATTTGGGACAAAATTAAATCTTTATTTACACCAAAGAAGCAATAATGATTGGAGGTTGTTATGGACTACAGGTTCACAGCAATACTTATAATTTTGTTATGTTTACTGGCGGTTTTTGTACGGCCACCAC